CAGGAGCTTGAGATTGCCGGAACACACAAAACTGAGCCGTGGCTCCGCGCTCACTTCGACTTCTCGACCAACGATGGAGGTCTGTTGGAGGTCAAGAATTTTAACGCGGCCCTCATCAATAAGTATAGCGAACCGGACGAACCCATTAAGCTGCCGGAAGCCGATTACATCCAATGCCTACACGAAGCCACCGTATACGATGTCGATCATGTCTACTTCGCTGTTCTGTTTGGGGGCCAGCGGTTCCGGTGGTGGCGGCTTGAGTTTGACAGCTTTCAAAAAGAAGACTTCCTAAAGCGAGCCGCCGCTTGGTGGGCTATGTGCGTGAACAAATATACGCCACCCGCAGAAACGCCGGATCAGGCTCGCATGATCTACCGTCATGATGATGGAACATACATCGTTGCCAACGCTATGTTCGAACAAGCCTGCGCCAAACTTAAGCAGATCAAAGAACAGATTAAAACTCTTGAAGCTCATGAGGCTGAATACATCACAGCCATTCAGAATTATATGGGCAACAAGGCCATCCTTGAGACTATGGCAGGCGAGACGCTTGCAACATGGAAGTCAGCCAAGAGCAGCAAACGCTTTGACGCTGATCTGCTCAAGAAAGCTATGCCCAACATCTACGATCAGTTTTGCGTAGAGAAGAACGGTTCTCGCCGTTTCTTAATTAAGTAAGGAAAGGGAAAGCTATGAATGACAATGGATTGAACCAAGCGGAAACTCTGCTTTTCATCAAGATGCTTATTAAAGAAAACAAGAGATTGAACTTTTTAGCCGAGTTCAACGATAACTTGTTAATAGAGCAGGGAAAATCAAAAGAAAAGTTACAAAAAGAAATCCTTGAATTGAAGGCGCGTCTTCCTAAGCGTGGTCGTGGTCTCCCGAGAAAGGTGCAGCCATGAACGTAGAAGAGAAAGAACGTGTCGCTAAGAAGCTGATCGACGTTGTGACAGGCTACACCGCAGACGAGGCTTGCTTCTTCTTGGTGCTGGCTATCGACGCTGTAGTGACAAGCGCCACGCCAACTGACCGTGCTTATCATCAGAGCATGGACATGATCATTGACTACATGAAACGCGCCAAGGCCGCAGGCCGCGCATTGCCACCGGAGTTAAGACAATGACCGACGATCTTGTTAAGCGTCTTCGTGAATATGATAAACCCGGCATCACAATGTCGGAAGCCGCAGATCGCATTGAGGTTCAGCTTAAGCTGCTCAATGAGCAAAAAGAACTTATGGGGGAGTTGGATAAAGAAGTTGAAGAGTGGCAAAGTCAGGCGTGTAAACATTTAGAATTGGCGCAGACTTTAGCTGAAGAGCTTAAACGCTGGATACAAATTGTCGGACGAATTACCGGAAAAGAAGAGGAAGGGATTGCAAATGTCCAATGAATTGGTTCCATTCCAAGATCAGGAACGCATGGCTAACGCCATCGCTAAGTCCGGTCTGTTTGGCATGAAAGACCCTGTAGCTGTGTTAGCCCTCATGGCTGTCGCACAAGCTGAAGGGCGGCATCCTGCCTCTGTCGCTAAAGACTATCACCTGATCCAAGGCCGTCCGGCTCTCAAGGCTGACGCAATGCTTGCTCGCTTTCAAAAAGCTGGCGGCATGGTGCAGTGGACTAAATACACAGACGATGTGGTGACAGGCGTGTTCTCTCACCCGCAAGGAGGCTCACTTGAAGTTTCGTGGACCTTGGCACAGGCGAAGGCTATCGGGCTTGCTACCAAAGATAACTGGCGTCTGTATCCTCGCGCTATGCTTCGCGCTAGGGTTATTAGCGAAGGTATTCGATCTGTTTACCCCGGTGTTATCGTGGGTGAATACACACCGGAAGAGGTGGGTGACTTCAAGGAAGTTCAAGGAACTCCGGTCATTGATGTGCCGCCGCCTCCGCAGATGGAACTCGCTGCTGAAGTAGAAGAAGACGGCATCCCTCTGTATGTCCCAGATGGTGATGATCGTCGCGTCTATATGTATTGCGAAGATAGTGAGCATTGGCTCGCGCAATACGGTCTGATGATTAAGCAGATTGAAAGCGCCAAGAAGCTTTCAGACATGGAACGATCTGAAAAATCTTCAGCCTTCCGTTATGTAAATGAAGACATCCGATTGACAATTCCAGAGGAACAACAATGAGCAATTATCAAAATCGTCCGGGCACTGGCGTCCTCTTTATCAACAAGAAGACCACAGAGAAGCAGCCGGACTACAAGGGCAAGTTCGTCTGTGATCGTGATTACAAGCAGGGCGAAGAGTTCAAGATTTCCGCTTGGAAGAAAGAGACACCACAGAACCATCTGATTGCTATCAGCGTGGACAACTACAAGGCTGGCGACACAAAGGCTTGGCCTAAGCCTGATCGTGATGACAACGAAGTGCCTTTCTGATGGGGAAGATGCAAAGGAACAAGGGCGCAACGTATGAGCGAGAGATTGTTCATGCGCTTGTCGAGCGAGGCTATCTCGCAGCCCGTAACCTGACCCAAACCCGCGAGGGTGGTGCTGACATTATCCTTCAAGACTTCATCATTGAATGTAAGCGTCGAGCATCTATTGCTGTCTACGATTGGCTGGATCAAGCCACACTAGCTGCCAAGGGGCGTAAGCGCCCTCTGGTTGTCGCTCGCGGCGACAGGCGTGAAAGCGTTGTTATCCTGCGTTTAGAGGATTTCTTGGACCTCGTAGGAGAACGTGATGTGGAAAATGCAAAGGTTCTTTTCCCGCCTGTGGTGGAAGATGACAAGGCCGGAACCACTGGAACAGATCATTCTGCTTCAGAGACAAAAGCAAATAGCTAAAGAAGCTCACCGCGCTTCCAAGCACATAGACAAGCAGATCAAAGCAATCACGACTATGCAGCTACGCAAGTCGGTATCAAGAATAGGGGACTAAGATGGATCACAAAGAAGTTCTGGCTAATGCCATTTCCACGCTTGAAGACCGTGGTCAGGAATATGGCAATGTGAGCGATACGTTTGAACGTGTCTGTTCAATCTACAATCTGATGACGGGCGAGGCTTTCACGCCTTGGCAAGCCAACATGTTTATGATGGCTCTCAAGATGGCTCGCATCAGGACTAACCGCAGCAAGTCTGATAATTATGTTGACGGCATCAATTATCTGGCGTTTGCTGGACAGTTCGCGCAAGCGAAACCGGGGCGAGTAGCTGTGTCTATGCCTTCACCGTTGGGGCCAACCGATCAGGTTGAAGACGATATAAAGCGCATGGCGCAGATGTTCGCTCCGGTTAATAAGGAAGATCAAGCATGAAAGTCTTTATAGCAACGCCTATGTATGGCGGTATGTGCACTGGCCTATTCGCTCAGTCATTGCTTCAGCTACAGGTTGCAATGCAACAAAACAGCATTGGGGCTATGATTAGCTGCATGTTCAACGAGAGCCTGATTACCCGCGCTCGCAACGCGCTGGTGCATCAGTTTCTTAAAAGCGACTGCACTCATCTTCTCTTCATTGACGCTGACATTGCCTTCAAGGCCAATGACGTTATTCACCTTCTAAAAGCCGACAAGGATGTGATCTGCGGCATCTACCCTAAGAAGGAGATCAACTGGTTCACGGTCGAACAGGCTGTGCAACGTGGTGTGCCTCACAATGAACTGAGCAAGCACACAGGTTCATTTGTCATCAACCTTGTTGACTATGCACCGACGATTACCGTGCCAATGCACGAACCGCTCGAAATATGGAACGGCGGCACAGGCATGATGGCAATCAAGCGCGAAGTCTTTGAGAAGCTGAAAGACGTTGTGCCTGCTTATAAGAACGATGTGGTCGATTTGTCAGGCAATACAGGGCTTGGCGATAAAATCTATGAGTTCTTTGCCACCAGCATTGAGCCTGAGACTGAGCGCTTGCTGTCAGAAGACTATCACTTCTGCCGTGTCTGGCGCTTGCAGGGCGGCAAGATTTACGCCGCTCCTTGGATGGACTTGGGCCATGTTGGCTCTTACGTCTTCTCAGGCGAACTCACCAAGAACGAGCAATCGTCCTAAGCCATAGTGGATGCTTTTTGCTTAACCTCGACAACCCTACGCTCCCACCCCTTGCCAAAGGTATTCCAAGTGGGCAGGCGCTTAAGGAAGTCGAGGCGCATATCGCAGAGAGCATCCACCACTTCATCAGC